GTCCCGCTATGGCAACGTAAGCCGCGAGGTCGATGTAAGTGTCTGTCTTTGCAGTTTCCATGCTTCTTGCGATTTTGACCAATGCCATACACATCGCCACCTGATAATCACTAATTGGCATTTCGAGGTATGAACTCCAGAGTGCGGCTGTCCTTTGCATATTGTCGCTAGGGTGTCCGTAATCAAGTCCTCGGTCTTGGATAGTAGCTCTTGCTTCGTTGAGGTAGTCTCTAGCATTCATCGACTAACTCGCTCTAGTGACTCGTAGTAGCGGCGGACTGCGATGCGCCCCTTAACGTAGCCATCGTGGTATCCAGAGTAGCGACCTATAGCAAACGATCCAACTGCTACTGCCAGAATAATTAACTGTAATACTGTCATTGTGAGCCCTTTCTTTAGGTGTAGGGCGGTTCTAGTTCTACTTTCCCAATGGGGATTTCGCCGCCCTACAGAAAGAACTTTACATTAAATGGATGCGACAGCCCCCAGATTTAGATAACAGTCTGATAACGATTTCAGCAGGATTCTCATCCTCAAAGACTGGACTAGCGAACCCGTCCATAAACCTTGCCGTTCACAATAAACGTGCCGTTCTTCTCAATGTTAATCAAGTCCACTTGTACGCTTGAACCCTTGACGTACATGATGGCAAAGGCTTGCTGCCAATTAGCCGTTCCACGGGTGTATGAGGCTTGCTTAAAGTCCATGAGATTACCTACCTCAACTCCATGTAAAACACGCCCTAAACGCCCTCCAGAGGCTTCTGTGAAGGCGCTACGCCCTGCCCTATGGGTATGACCAGAGATGACGTTCTTGCCATGCCTACGGGCTGCTTCTAGGGCTGATAGCCCGCCTAGCTGCTTGATAGGTGTGTGGTCTCCATGGACTGCAATCCAGTTAGGTGCAATAGCCATGGGGTTCTTATGGAAGGTGATGCCTAGTTCATCGAACTTCATGAACTTCTCGAAACGCAGCTCTGGCAAGGATAGGAAGGATGGAATCTTCTTCATGATGATGTTGTAGAGGCGATCCGTATGGTTAGACCTAATGCAGTCGGTTACGCCCAACTCCCAGAGAAGCTCTACGCATCGGTCTCGGTCATCGCCAAGAGTCTGCTCGTAGGCTAAAGGCGTACCATCCGACCACTTGCTTATAGTCTGGAAGTCAATCTCATCGCCAATGGTTACTGTCTGGTCTGGCTTGAATGTCTGTAAGAACTTAGCAATGTTTCTAGTGACATGCACGTCCTCGAAAGGCACTTGCAGGTCTGAAAGTATTACGATCTTCTTAATCGTCATCCTCATCCTCGTAGGGGATAGAGTCAATTCGGTTAGGCAGCTCTGGCAATATCCAGTCAGGGTAGGCAGAACGCTCAACGATGATGGCTAGACATAAATCAACTGCAAAGCCAGCCTTGCGTAACGCCTTATAGAACTCGTGCATACTGATGGCATACGCGTCAAGTGCGCTGTAAGTGTCTAGGTCTATGACCTTTTTCTTAGCCATAGGATAAGTGTTACTTACCTAACATCTCGATTATGGTATCGACACGCACTTCAAGGCGATTGACCTGATCCTTGATAGATGAGCCGCCGTTAGGCTTTAACTCTGCAAGGTAATGTTTAATCATGAACTGCGTATAAGCAGCCAAGCCGCCTAAGACTGTAATGATTCCTACAGCCCAAGCTGCGAGGTCTGCTGCACTCATTTCTTAGGAGTTGCGTATCCGAATACGCCTGCTAGGACTGCCCAAAGGACAGAGCGATAGTCAAGTGCGAAGTTAGATGCACCCCACGCTGCTAAGAACGCACCTGCTGTAAGGATTGCTGGATTCTTCATGTTCATTATTCTCCACCGATCATAGGGATGTTATTAAAGAACGAGCCATCGAAATCACCCTTGCTCGTAAAGCTGATATGAAGATGAGACTTGTGGCTATTGCTTCCAGTATATTTTCGCCAAGCCCAGCGCCTCTTGGATGATGCAATTCGTCCATCGAATATAATGTATTTAATTCGTAAATCTCCAGACTTCGCACAGAGTCGAATCTGGTCAGCAAGGTATGGCATGAGGTCGGGCTTGGACTTTCCACAGAGATCGCGGTCAAGGTCAATGGCTCGAACAACTGATTTAGCACCTTTATCTGGGTTATGATCAGACTTAAGATGTGAATGTCGAGCATCACCAATCCACCCGTCCGAGGTTCTATCTCGATCTGGGTACGAATCATCGAGCTGCTCCCTTAGTTGCTGCCCTGCCTTGCATAGCCATGGGTTCATGCGAGTAAAAGCAAAGCTTCTTCTTCTGTAATACCCAAGCGTTGCAATAGGGCTGCTTTAGCGGCTGCCTTGTCAGCAGCAGCAGTTACTTCAGCAGCCTTAATCTTGTCAATTTCAGAATCGACAGCAGCCTGTGTAGGGGCTGAACCTTCTAGGACATGCCACTCAATAGTTGAGTAATCATCATTTGCTAAATGAAACTCGCTATTTGGCTTTAATGACTGAATTGCTTCTACTAGATAGTTTCTCATTATGCACCAATTTCCATCAAGATGATTGAACTTTTTTCGCTGTTGAATTGCCATTGAACTTGACGTGAGCTTGCGGTTGAGTTCATCGCAGATTGCATTTTGTAAGTAGTAGATGATGTAGTCGCTGGAGAATCAACATAAGAAAGGTTATATCGCATAATGTCTGAATATGCGCTGTTTCCTGTGTTTTCCATGTATAGAGCGGTGTGAGTATCTAGGGTAGTTGCACCACGCACAAGACGAGCATTTGCATAACCTGTGTTTGTTGTGGCACTAGATAACCAAATTGGCGCAGATACGATTACTAGAATCTTACTTGTGGATAATGTTGGCGTGATGGTTGCGGTAATTGTGGTGTCTGTGTAGCTTGTAGATGCGATGGTGGTTTGAGTTGTGGTCGTTGCATCAACAACCTGAAGAAGCTTTCCACCGCCACCTGCTGCTGTAGCCCACTTGAGACCAGTTGCAGCAGTTGAATCTGCTGTGAGAACCTGTCCGTTTGTGCCTACGCCAAGGCGAGCATCTGTAGTCGAGTAGGTGTACAAATCACCTTTTGTTGTAAGTGGGCTGGTTGAACCGCCAATGGAGACCCATGCTGATCCTGAATAATACTGGGTTGCATTAGTGTCTTTAAGGTAGGAAATCATGCCTTCCTGTGGGCTCGTGATAGCAGAGGTGCGAGCTGCCGCATCTGCAAATACCATTACTACCTGTGAGGCTAGGTATCCATTAGCAGCAGCAGCCGTTAAAACGTCTCCTGTTGCGAACTCCTTGTAGCCTAATCCTGCTGCCATTTATACTCCTAGTAACTCAATGTAGATGTGCCGATTATACCAAATGTACTGCTACCAATGATGAATCCATCCACTATTGGCTCAAGCGTGGTGATTGTTACTTGCATTTTGTTAGCTGTTATATCCCAAGCGAAGCCCTGCGCTTGTAGTGTCTTGTTGATGGTCGAGCCTGACTCTGTGACGTTTGTGATGTCTAGGTTGTCAAAGTAGTCAAGCCCAATAAGGGTATCCGTTGGAACTGCTGGGTCTAGTAAGTCCACAAGCATCTCGTCAATACGGATCGTGGTCTCTTTGCGGGTATTGACGTAGTTCTGGGCTGCGCCTAATACCTGCGCATCTGTCTCGGCAATAAGGTTCTCTTGGTTCAAGCCATGAGGAAAGTACTTGTCAATCGAGGTCTGGCTAAAAACGTTTTGGATTGTACCGCCTGTGCGGGTAAACCTGACATCGTTAATAATAAGCTTGTCATCAAACGCATATTTTACATTGCGGTAGGGAATGCCTGTTGTCTGATTAAAGGCTGTGGCTGTATTAGCAAGGCTAGATGTAACCTCGCTACGAGACTTATAGACGGCAGTACCATCAGGGCTCATGTAGAACGCTCCAAGCCCTTCCGAGAACTCTGCGTTCTTAATAGCATCGAGGGTTGTGCGTACTGTGCCTGTGTCTGCAATACAGGTGGCATCTCCTGTAGCGATAATCCGCATAGAATTAGGGAACTGGACATCATCAAGAATCTTGTTAATGCGTGTGCCTGTGGTCTGACCTGCCGCTGTGTCGGCTACTGTGGCGATATTAGACATCTGCAAGAGACGGAAGCCATCGGTGCAAAGGATGTCCACATAGGCTGTCTCTTGCCCTACAGGGAAGGTATAGCGGTAATCATTGACGTAGCCAGAGAATAGGAAGTGGTCTGCTGTGGCTGTGGTGGCAGAGATGCGCACCTTGCGTAAAGGCACAAGATAGCCAAAGTAAGGTGAAGATGGGTTCTGTGGGTTGAAATTTCCATTGGGGTCTAGCACTCGCACAATGGCTGTGCCAGCATCGTAGGTGTCTTTCAGGATATTACGACCCCGCCTAATTGAAATGCTGTACACGTCAGGAGTCAAATCAACTGTAGGGATAACTACATCATTCGAGCCAAATGAATTAACCCCGATAACGCCGTTATCTGGTGATCCGATGACGAAGCCTGTACCAAAGGTAGCACCAGAGCTGAAGTCAAAGGTAACGGCTATCTGTGCAGGTAATGTCATCCCGCAAAGCCACCAGTTCTGCGGTTGATATAAGCAGAGTCTCCAGTAGATAGTGACTGGTTCTGTAAGCCCTTAGCAATAGCGTTGGTGACATCGCCTTCACCTGTAATCTTCAACTCGACTACTACGTTATTGGCATTAGGGTTGTAGTTGAGCCCTGTGCGGGTGTTGTAGGTAATCATATTGTCAGATGGCAAGGTAGGGATATTTGTAGCTGGTAGAGCTGGAACTGAAGCTGCTGACCCTGCGCTAGATGGGGCTTGTCCAAATGGAGTACCAACTGCAATTGCCGCTGCTTTGCCAGCCAAGTAACTTAGATAAGCATCGAGATACTCAAATGGATTCTTAGCATTAGGAAGAGCCGAAAGGAACTTGGACAGGTTTCCAGTAGCATCTTGAGCTTTGAGAATCTGTTCTGTAAGTTGCTTGGCTACTGCTTCATTGCCGTTCAATAAAGCCAGTTGAGCCTGTACGCGAGTCTCTTCTTCTTTGGTTAATTTACCCTTGAGAGCTGCTACCAATTCAATCTGTTCTCTATCGAAGACAGTACCAGCCTTCTTAAGTGCGGCTTGTTTCTTAAGTTCCTTAGTCTGTTTCTCTTGCTCTTTACGAATTGCCTCGGCTCGCTTGCGGGCTGCTGCCTCTGCTGCGCGTTCTGCCGCTAGTTGGGCTGCGCTCTTTGGGATATTGGTGCCTTCCCAAGCCTTCATGTAGTCGCGCTTCATGCGGCGATTAAACTCTGCTACTTGAGCCTCTTGTGCAGCCTTAAACATGCCGCTCCAAGTCTTAGCACCAAGCATGGCTCTAATAATAGAAATGCCTTCTGTGAAACGATCCATCAGACCAACAAAGCGGTCTGCCATTCTGTCAATCTTTGTTACTAGATCATCAACGCTGCCAGTACCAGCAAGAGCCATGGTCAAGTCAATAATTGCGCTGCCAATTTTCTCCTGCGCTTCACCTGCTGCGGTAGATAGAACCTGTAGTTTTCCAGCGTAAGTATCTAAGTAAGCCGCGTTCGCACCAGAGAACTGCTTATTCAGTCTTGCGGTAATCTCCTCGAAGCTGGCTGTCTTAAGTTGTGCCTGTGATAATCCAAGGTTGTACTTACGAAGTCCGCGAGTCTGTCCAATATAAGCATTAGCCAAGTCCTGTGAAACTGTGGTCAATTCAATGCCGCTACCCACAGAGACGTCAATGGCTTGCTGTAATGCCTTCTGGCTCGCCGTCAATGATCCTGTGGTGGTCAGCAACGCCTGAAACGCTGGACGAAGCTGACTATCAGTCACGCCTGATGCTTTAGAAAGACTATCTATGTATTGGTTAATTGCTGGGGAAGATAACTCAAGCCCAAGGTTCTTGACCACTTGGGTAAGCCGCATGGCTTCCTTCTGGTCTTGAATAAATGCCTGTGCTGCTTTCTTGCCAAAGGCTGCGATTGCAGCTCCGCTAAGCGTTACGCCTAAAGTTCTACCAAGAGTTTTAAGTTTCTTATCAAAGGAATCGACAGACTTGCCAGCCTTGTTGATGCCAGAAGCATCGAGGATAGTGGCAATGCGTATTGCTAGATCGGTTGCTGCCATGGTTATCCCTTTACCTTGTAAATACGTCCGCCACCAGACTTAACTAGGTCTGCGACTTTCTCATTGGTGTTCTGAATTGCTTTAATAACTGCTGCGTTAGTTTTGCCTTGGTCTTCCGCCCATGCTCTAAATATGGCTCGACCTGTCATCTTCTGACCACGACCCTTTAACTGTCCATCTAAGCGCGGAGTGAAGTTGCCTGTGTTGCCAGACTTACGCCCTGCGGTTTCATAAATAGCACCAGCAGCAGACTTGTTAAACACAGCCGCTAAAGCCTTAAAGCCACTTCTGTTTGCGCGGGTTGGGGTGGTCTGATAAGTAATACCTTTGCTGGCAATGGCTTGATCATAACCACGATTTTCCCATTTACCTTTCTGGTTTTCTTTCAACCAGCCGCTAGGCACAGCATCATTAAAAGGCAAGAAGCCACGCGCATCTCGCACAATAGGCTTAAGCGCGTTAGCCACTTCCTTCTGACTTTCCTTGGCTAAGTCAGGCGCATATTTCTTAAGAGCTTTGCGTAGCTCAAGTGCGCCTGTTACGACGATTGGCATCCGCTTGCTCCTTCGTTATATCCCTTAATACCTGTACATGAGCCTTGAAAGCCATCGGAGAAAGTTCCACGATGGTGTTGAACGGAACTCCATACTCGTAACTTAATCTAGTAGCGAGATAGGTGACGGAGTTCCGATCTACCCTAAAGGGTCAGACTCTAAGACCTCAACTGACTTGAGTGTCTCTAAGAACTGTTCTCCAAAGGGTTTGACTGTTTCACCCGAACGTCTAATTGCTTCCCAGCACAACCAATATACATCGGTCTGTTTTTGATCATCTATCAAAGCGCGGTGAAAGCCTTTTTTAGCATATTGCTCAAAGCTGTACTCTAGTAGCGGAGTAATTTCGTACTCGTTTACCTGTCCGTCAGCCCTTGTTACTTTGAGTTTTGCCATAGCCCTTTATCTCCTTCTTAGAATGTGCCTGTAGTGGCTACGCCGATGATACCAGATACAGTAAATGTAAGAGATTGCATTTGTAGGTCAGCAACTGCACCATTTACATCTGTGGTGTTGTTGATGAGAACTAGACCTGTATAGATTGGGTTGCCAGCGCCAACTGGGTAGGTTGTTGTATCTGTTGATCCAATAATCTTGAAGTAAGCGTTTGTTCCCCAAAGTGTCTGCAATGTCTGTAGAACTCCAGAAGAGCCTTGGTCATTAAGGAAGTCAATTGTGATGCTTGAATCTTCAAGACCCTTGACGCGGCGTACTCCAGAATCGCCCATCGCTGTGACGTCTAATTCTGAAAATGCGCGGTTGATAGTAATGTTTGTAACCCATTGTGAAAGGTCGATGTTAGCAGGGCTCGTAGAACCCAACTTAAGACCTACTTTGTTGTTGAGTAGAATTGCCATGCTTATTCCTCTTCTTTCTTTACTGTTGGTTTTGGCTTAGAAGCAACCTGACCGATTTTAGTCAGGAAGGCTTCGTTTTCTTTTTCCGCTGTATCGGTCATATCTATGTCCATTCCGTAAGAACGCTCACTTGCACGTTACATGTGAGCAAGTCCCCTGTCGGTAGGTTGAGAACTGCTGGTGCGCTCACGCTACCAACGTTAAAGGGAATACTAGAAGCTGAAAGTAACTGGAAGACTCGTACTACGTCATCCTCAATCCCAGCGAGGTTGCCTTGATTATCGAGAAGAGGTACAAGGATAGAAATCTGAAAGTTTGCTAAAGGTGCAACGTTCTTAGCATTATTGCTAGGCACAAGATATGGATCAGCAGGGCTGACAATAACGCTGTTAGCAATAGGCGTAGCAGGTGGGAACGAAAACACGCTCCACTTGGTATTGTCAGTAAGTGCAGCCGCTATAGAAGCTCGAAGGGTAGTTATTGCTGGCATTAGCCCACCATAGAGTTAGGGCTTAGGAATGGTGCTAGTAAGCCACGAACGCGAGCCATGAGCTGATTAGACATGGTGTAGGGCGATGGGGCGTAGCCGTCAATGCTTACGCCTTGACCTGTTGGTGCTTGACGTGCTTGCCAGATAGCCACGCTGATCATGAGGCTTGCTTCCTGAACTGCTGGCTTGCTTGAATAATCTGTGTAAGTAGTTGCGGCAACCTGACCATAAGGGTAAATAGGGTGAAAAGTCTTAACGACATTAGCCGCATGAGTTGTTGTAATGTCAATGCTTTTTCCATTGACTGCATTGACTGTCTTTGACCCGTTAAAGTTTGACCCGCATCCTGTGACTGTAATTGTCTGCCCGACATAGAAAACGTCCTCAACGTAATCGTTGAAGTATAAGACCCCTGCTGTGCCGTTGTTAGAGTGACCTGTTGCTGGAAGTACGTTTGTCC